CATAGCCGGCGGTGTAGTTGATCGTGAGGGCGTTGAGGGTGGCCTTGATGCTGGGCATGTCCTGGAAGTAAATGCGGCCCGGCTCGCTCTTGATGTCGACGGTGTAGTTGCTGGTGGAGAGGGTCTGTGAGGCGCCGTCGTCGTCGAGGTAGGTGATCGACTCGACCGATTGCAGGGGTGGCCGCGGCAGGTCGATGACCCCGTCGGCAGGCAACGCACCGTTGTCGATGGTTGCCTGCCACTGTTGGGTCAGGAGTGCCCGCCGGGTATAATCCTCGGCGTAGGCGGTGGCCACTTCGAGGAGGTGCTGCACCAGCGTGTCCTCACTCCCCACGGTGATCCGCAGGTAAGTTTCGGCCAACACCGGGGTGACGAGCCAGGCGGCTGGCTCCGTAACCCGGCGAAAACTGGTGAGCTCATCGAGTTGCATGGTGTGCTAGGAGACGGTTTTAGCGGCCTTCTTGGCGACGGCTACCTTGCCCTCGACAGCGAGTTGGCGCTTGCACCAATTGGCAGCGTCGTGGGAATCGACGGTGAGCACGTCGCCGGGTGATACGGTGTTATTGATCGGGCCGTTTTTGCCCGGTGATGCGTAGGAAAAGGGAAGGGTGGCGGTGATCGTTACTTCTTTTACTGGTTTGGCCATGGTGGTGTGTGGTTTGGGAAATTAAAAAGGGGTGTTAAAAGACCCCTACGCGGCTACTACTACCGCGTAGGGGAAATCTAACTACTACCTAAAACTAGGAAGCGGCGCCGTGAGCGTAGTAGGTCATGGCGTTGGCTTGCGTGAGGTGGCCATCCACGCGCTTGCTGAAACGGTAGCCGACTTGACCGTTGGCGGCGTAGAGCTCGTCGAGGCGCTTCATCTGCATGTCGAGGCGGTCGACGATGGTGTAGTAACCGAAGTTGCCGAAACAGATACCGCGTGAGGCGGTGGCTGGCACGGGTGCGCTGTCGGAGACTTCTACCGCGTGGTTGAGCAGGCGATCGGGCTCACCGGCTTGCGCGGATGGCTGCCAGAGGTATTGGCCGTTGCTGTCGGTGAGCTTGCGCACGAGCTTGGCGTGGCCGTCGCTCATGATCCAAACTGCCCCGTTGCGATACTTGCGGGCGAGGCCGTGGTAGGTGTCGATGAGGTTCGGGAAAGTAACCACTGGAGTGGCACTTACGGCGCCGGTCGTGCCGGTCAGAGATACACCCGCAACCGTGGAAACCTGGAAGATACCTTCGGGCTTCAAGGTGTTGTTGCCATCGATAAAGGCATCCTCTTCCTTGTCGGCGAACTCTTCGCGGGCGTCCATTTGCAGGTGGCCAGCGAGGTCGTATTGGTTGTCCTGGACGAGCTCGTCGGATACCTTAATGATGCCGCCGATTTTGTAAGCGGATAGCGTGATATTGTTATACGCCGGGTCGTTGGTGCTGTAGGCACCTTCTTCGTCGATCCAGGTGAATGCGCCGCGGGAGGTCTGGATGGGCAGGTTGGCGTCGCCACGGGTCTGGATGACGCGGGCGTAACGGCGCATGACTACCAACTCGGGCAGGTCGCGGATGAGGCCCGCGGCCCACTCTTCAGGGACCAGGTAGCCGCCTTCGGCATCGGTGCCCACTTCGAGCGCGTTGAATACGTCGGGCCCGAGGTGCTCCTTGTTCTTGCGGAGATACTTGTTGAAAAAGAGGTTGTGATACTCCTTGGTGGCACGGCGATTCTGCGGTGCGTCGCCCGTGGAGGGCTTGTGCGGAGAATCAGGGACGAAGTTGAGCGTCGCCTCGTGTTGCTCCAAAGCCTGCAAGCGCCGGATCTCGGTGCCGAGGTTTTGGATGTCTGCCTCCATGCCTTCATACTTCGTAGTCTCGTCGGCAGTGAGGTTGCGGTTTTCGGTGCTCGCAAGGTCGAGGACTTTGCGCATGTCCTTCACTAGCGCCGCGCGCTTTTGAAGTTTTTCGTTGATATTGCTCATGGTGGTGGTGTGTGTGGTGTGTGTATTAGATTGTGATTTCGGTTTCGAGTAACGCGACGCGGCGTTGGTAAACAGCGAGCGGGGTTACGTTGGAAATAGGTTCGGGCTCTTCCGGCGCGGGCGGTGCGGCTTCCTCGAATACCACCTCGAAGTCGAGGTCTTCGGGGAGGTTGCGGAAGTCGCCGAGGCGGTTAAAAAAGTTCTCACTGACGCAGGCGGCGGCCTTCTGCTCGGCGATGGTCGCGTCGGCCAGGCCAAACTCGACGGCCTCGGCGGCGGTGAACCAGGTATCGGCAGCCATGAGGGCTTCGATCTCTGCGGGCTCTTTGCCGGTGCGCTTGGCGTAGTCGTTGACCAGCCCGGCGTCGAACTTGTCGAGCACGTCGGCCTCCTTGCGGATCTCGGCGGCGTTGCCCATGACCATGGACCAGACGTTGTGGATCATGATAAAGGCGTTCTCGGCGATGAGGATCTCGTCGGCCGCCAGGATAAGGCGCGAGGCGGAGGAAGCGGCGAGGCCGTCGACGTAGGCAATGACCTTGCCGGGGTGCTGCTTGAGGGCCTGCATCATGGCGAGCACCTCAACGACGGAGCCGCCAGGGCTGTTGACGTGGAGGTGGATGGTCTCGACGGCGGTGAGGGCGTTGAGCTCGGTGGCAAATTCTTTGGCGGTGATGCCCCAGATGCCGATCTCGTCATACACGTAAACGTCGGCAGTGGTATTGGAAATGGCATTACGCTGGATGTTGAACCAGGATTGTTTCGGCTTCATGGGCTGTTTAATTGTCAGTGGTGGATGAGTCGGCTTCGGCGCCGGCGGGGATCATGTTGAGCGGCTTGAGGTATTCGTCGCCGTCGTCGATGGGGTCCATGTTCTCTTTGCGGCGGATGTCGTTGGCAGAGAGCCAGCCCCATTGGCGGCCCTTGGCGTAGGCGTCGTAACGGGTGCGGAGGTCGCCGCGCAGTAAACCGTCGATGAGGAATTCGAAGAAGTAACCGGCGGAGCGTTCGGCCGGGGTGAGGAGGTAGGTGCCGAGAGTCTTTTCAAGGCGGCGCGCCCAGGGCAGGATGGTGTCTTGAACGAACTCTATCCCCTGGTGCTCTATGTTATTATTGGTTGACCGGTCTAGGATTCCCACCTTGTGGGGCGGCACCTTGAAAATGGCGGCGATGCGCTCGTCCTGGTATTTGCGCGACTCGATAAACTGCGCGTCCTTATTCTGCGCGCGGGTCTCGATGAGCTTCATGCCCTCCTCGAGGAAGAGGTCGGTAAAGTCTTTGCCGGTGTTGCGGCGGTCCTTGAGTTGCTGCTTGAGCCGGAGGAGCGCCTGATCGCCGAGGGTGCCGTCGGTGGTGTAGACGTTGCCCAGCTTGGAGCCGTTTTTGAAAAACTCGGCGGCGTTGTCACCCAGGGAAATGGCAAGGCCAATCGAATCGCGGCCCACGTAGAGCGTATCCACGGATGAGATACCGTTGGTGGTGGGGCCACGCAGGTGGATGAGGTTTTGCGGGTCGACCGCGTGGTTGTCGATGTAATACTCGAGGCGGCCAGTGGTGGCACTGCGCTCCATGCGGACGCGCTTGGGTTCGATCGGCCAGAGCTCAGCCGGTGACCCGGCGCCGTTGCGGTTTATGTAAATAAAGGTTTTCTGGTGGAGGCACAACTGCCAGACGGTGGAGCCCATGAGGTCGATGGCCGTCATCTCGGAGTTGGGCTTGGCGCTCAGTAACTCGTTGAGCGGGTGCCCGGTCGCGCGGTGTTTGCTGCCGTTGGCCTCCTTGCGGTAGAGGTTGAGCGGGAGCGTGGCGAGGGTGTCGCTGATGACGTTGACGCAGGCGTAAACCGTGGGCACGCCCAGGGCGGTGAGCTCCGTTACCTGCACGCCCGACTTGGCCGTGAGTCCGCCCAAAAAGGTGTCGATGAGCCACTGATCGGGCGGCGCCAAGGATGAATTCGACGGGCCGAAGGTGGATTTCAATCGCGACCATAGTGACATGGTCAACGAATTGAGCGGCGCGGGCGGGGCCGATCAAGGGGTTAGGTGTTTGCGGGTGTTTGCAGTTGTTTGCGAAAGTTTGCGGGTGTTTGCGAACGGGGTATTACTTCGGCTTATTCTCTGCAAGTCCGGTTAATGCAGTGTTAGCAAAAAAGAAATCCACCGCCCGGAAGTCCAGACGGTGGATTGTGGTAAGTGACGCTCTAAGCGTCGCCAGTGCCTGTCGGCAAAATTCTTTAGTCGATCCAGCCAGGGCTTGCCTGGTCGAGGATTTTTCCCGGCATTTCGGCTGCCGGGATGCCGGTATGCACAGACACCGTGCACCAGGCCCCGGCGAGATCGCCCTCGCGGGCCTGTGAGACGGCCTTGCGTAAGCAATCCGTGTCACAAGCGGTGTAAAGCCATTGATTTTCAGGCCAATGGCTTTCGATGGCCGCCGCCAGCGACCAATAAATTTGTGGCCAGTCGGCCACGTGTTCCATCTCGTCCCTATCGGGACGGATGTTTGTGGCCCCGAAAGACCGAGCCACGTCTTCAGGGACGTGGCTGCATTTGAGGGGCGGCAATCCAGTGCCATCCCCGTTTTGATTTTCATCGACGCAGGGAATTTCTGCGTCGAAAATGTTACCGACGAGGGACGGCAGGTAAACCAATCTTTCCATTTTTTGGAAGCGCCCTCTTCCGGCGTCTCGGCTCCGACAGGTCTAACTGGCTCGCTACTCGCCGCCGGAGCGTCCGGCTTTCGCGGGTCTCGAATTACCACATTCGAGATAATATATTTATGTGTTTATTTTTTTGCTCATTGCAAGTCTAAAAACATAAATTTTGCTAACAAAACGTGTCAGAAAATCGTCGCTAGCTCGATTGCACAGCTAACCGTTGGATTTTGAAATCTTCCATTGTTTTTCATGGTCGTGATATAAAATGTAATCCCTATGCTCAGACCTTACCATGCCTTGACCCTCTAGCACTTTGCACAGTTTCTCCATTGCTTGCGGATCATTTTCCATGAAATCCACTAAGTCTTTTTTTACGGTTCGCCATTTGAAAAATGGAATTGATCCAACCAGACGAGAGAGACAACCGATTAAGCCGCCCCTACGTTCGTGAGTGTTTTGATTTTTGTTGCTCATAGTTTCGGTGTCTCCTCTATTTTGTTATGATCTATAAGATCCGTTAAAGGTAAAGTCCGGGTTGTTTTCCAGCCACGCCCAGGCCTCTGCCAATGAGGCAAAGCATTGGCGCTTGATAGGGTTGGTTGGCATTTCGAAGCCGGCTTTTTTCATAGCAGAAATATAGGAGCGGTTGCGCTCAAGGAAAAATGCCAATTCCTTGATGCTCATGGGCTCGTCAATATCGACGGCAAAGGCTTCGTTGTTTACGGTGACGGATACTATTCTTTTTTCGTTAATCATCTTGGATAAAACCTCGGGAGTTGTAGATAGAGTCTTTGTTGTCGCCGGCCATCGTGCGGCCGAGCGCCATGATGAGGCCGACGATTCCGTCGATGCGTTTTTTGGCGGCTTTCTTGTCGGGTCGGATGTTGTCGTTGGTGTCCTGGATGACCACGGCGTTGCGCGCCATCCAGGAAAGGATCGGGTGGGCGCCGTGCCGCAGCTCGCCGCGCATGACGAGCGCCTCGAGAAACTTGGACGGGCCGGAGAGGGTTTGAAAACCCTGGCGCATCTGAAAGAGCTTTACGCCGGCGGCGTCGAGTTGGGTGGCCACTTGGGTGGCGTTCCAGGGATCGTAACCGACGTCGAGCAGGGTGAAGGTGTCGGCGATGCGTTTGATGTCGGCGTAGATAAATTCGTAGTCGATGATCTCGCCGGGCGTTACATTGAGCCAGCCGTCTTTTACCCACTGGCGATATGGCACGCGGTCTTTTTTCTCGCGGTCGGCGAGGTTTTCCTCCGGCAGGTAGAAGTTGCAAAGCACGGTGTGCTCGGGGTAGGGGCCCGGCGGAAATACCTGGATGGCGGCGGTGAGGTCGAGGATCGTGGAAAGGTCGAGGCCGATGTGGCAGGGTTGGCCGCGCAGGCGGTTGAGGTCGATGTCTTGCGGGCAGCGGTTCCAGCGTTCCCAATCGAGCCAGACCTGGGCCTCGGTGGTCCAGATGTTGAATTGTTTATTTTTAACGGTGTTGGCCCAGCGGGGGTTTTCCTTGGCACGGGTCACTTCCGATACCAGGTAGTCGTCGAACTTGCTCACGCCGAGGTTGGGGTTGGCCTTGCGCCAGACTTCCGGGTCGCGCCAGTCGTCATCTTGGTCGAGCGTGAAGATGATGCCAAAATACTCGTCGTCAACGCGGGTGCCTTCGAGGATCTCCACGACATATTCGTGGGTCTCGTAGCATGGCCCGTCGATGTTGTCGCCCGCCGTGGTGATGATATACATGAGCGGCTGCACGCGGGAGCCCATGCCGTCTTTTACGACGTTGAAGAGCGACCAATCTTTCCAGGCGTGGAACTCGTCGACGATGCCGACATGGGGGTTGAATCCGTCGTGGGTGTTACTGTCTTTGCCGAGTGGCAATAACACGCTCGAGGTCTTGGGCACGGTGAGGCTCGAATGAAAGCGCTTTATCCGGCGCGCCAACACCTTCGTGCGCTTGGCGATCTCCCGGCAATCGGTAAATACGAGTTTGGCCTGATCCTTTTTCGTAGCTGTGCAATATACTTCCGCACCCTGTTCGTGGTCGACGGTCAGGCATTGCAACGCCACATCGGCGGCCTGATAGGTTTTGCCGTTTTTCCGAGGCACCTCAATATAAACATACCGAAAGCGGCGGCGGCCATCGGCCCGTTTCCAGCCAAAGACCGAGCCTTTTATAAACGCCTGCCAGGCTTCCGGTTCGAAGTGGCGACCGGCCCACATGCCTTTGTAGTGTTTTAGAAACCCTGAAAAGCGGATCGCCTTATCGGCCGCTTGAGTATCGAACCAAATGTCTGAGCGCTCGAGATCTCTCAAGTGCCGCTCACACGCAAGCCGCTGATACCGACATGCCACCACATCGCCCGAGCAAACCTGCTCGGCGTATAGCGTGACCACATCTAACACCGCAACACTCATCCTAGCTTATCCAATTCGTCGGATCCTTCCTCCGGGTTGGTAACGATACGCACACGAGCCACCGGACTCATCCCAAACTGCGCCATTAGTTTATCTTGGATGGCATACTCCTGATGGATGATCGCCAGCCAGGGAGACTTGCGCGCGCCGTTCCTGGTCACCACCACCATGCCTTCCTCTTTCAAGTTGTCCTTTGCTTCACGATACCGCTGATGGCTTTCACAAAACAAAGTAAAGGCGTGGATGTCGGCCTCGGTCAAAAGCCCCAAACGGTAAAGACCGTTGCCGATCTCCTTCCACGCCTTCCGGCCATACTTACCTAAACCCGCAGGCGGCTCCGGGTAAAGAGGTTCAGGGGTTGCCAGCGGCACACCGATCGCGCGGTGACCTTGGTTTCCCTCGAGCACTTTTAAAGTGGTTGGTTTCGGAGGTCGGCCTTTAGTCATACCAGTAGAATGTTTTCGGGCGACGTGTCACTAAACCCGTGTTTTTTGGTCTTTTTAAACATCAAATCTAGTTACCGAGCCTCAGTCGGTTTTTTCTCCAATTTTGCGATATTTTTTTGAAAGT